TACTTTTTTTTAAAAAAGTTAATTAAATAATAAAACGCAATCTGCGTGTTACGATAGTTATTTTTTTATTAATTTATAATATAAAATTATTAAAAATAAAAATGTCAATGTCTACTAAAATAGAAGATTTGCCAGGTTCAAATTTAGAACAAAATACCAACATGCAAATGGAACATCAACAGAATCACATGTTACAAACATTACCGCAAGATATTTTAGGAGATATTAATTCTATTAAAAATGACAATGATACAGCCTTTACCGATCGCCATCTTCAACAAGAACAAAATAATTCAAATATTAAAGTAAATGTTAAAAAACGTGTTCATTTTGAAGATGAAAATTTACAAGGTAAAGTAGAAAGTTTTGAAAATATAAAAGAAGACATTAATATCTTTAGTGAAGAGAATGTATTATTACTTGTTCTCTTTTTATTATCATCTCAAACTGATTTTGATAGATACCCTAAATCGATACCGTTTATTGGAGGATATATAAGTAACCCGTTAATATTTACTGTAGTAAAATGTCTATTTTTAGTTTTAAGTTTTGTAGTAACAAAAAAGTTTGTATTACCAATGATAAGGTTGTAATTTGATTTAAAAAAATAATATAATATATATTATGGATACTAATTTTTTTACTGGTTTTACAAATATTATTAAAAAAGAAATTTCTTTACATAAAGAAATTTCCGTAGAAAATATAAGATTAATTTACGGTGACTATAGACGTTTATATATAATAGATGCTTCTGAAATAAATGAAGCGGATTATGATAGAAATATAAATTATAATATTATTTCTAAAACATTATATGAAGATCAAGTGATACGTTTTTATCCTTATTGGAAAGATAATTTAGTATATCACTATGCAAATTTTATTTCTAGAGAAGAAATGAAAAGAGAAGTTATTAAAAGTATTTTAAAAACAAATTATTTTACATCAGCGCATCAAGATGGATGGAAATCTAGTAATATAATTATTAAATTAGAATACGATAATGGTAAATACTATATGAATTACTATTTAAATGACAATGTTATTAAAGATATTGTTGAAACGAAAAGAAATAATTTTATAGAATTATTAACAAGACTGTTAATCAGTCAAAAAAAAGATGATATATTTAAAGAATCTAATAATAAATTACATCTTTTATTAAAAAAAACACATGGAAACCCTTATGTATCATCTAAACAAATAGAACAAAATGGATTATTAAAGAATGATATTTCATTATATAATTATCAAAAAGAGGATATTCTTTGGATGAAAAATATAGAAATAGATGTAGACAATGGAAATAATATTATATGTTATGATAATAAACCATTTTACAATGTATTAAATGATATGTTTTTATTATATAATAATATGTTATTTCCTCCGGAAATATTAAACAATAATTATAAATTATCATCTTCTTTTAAATATTTTGGAGGAAATATTATATCAGAAGTAGGATTAGGTAAAACATTAATATGTTTATATCATATTTTATCAAATAATACAGAAATGACAGAAATGAGAGAAAAATTAAATCATTTTGTAGATTTCTCTATTAAATGTAATTATTTTTATAAAAGAGGTAAACAAAGAGGATTAACTTGTAAAAGCGATGTTGTAAATGATGATTTATATTGCAATGAACATAAAGATTCAGTTTTTATTGATAAAAGAAGTTTGATATTTAAAAATTTAAATGATTTTTGTTATAAAGATTTTCTAGTAAATATTGATGATAAAAATTATATAAAAACAAATAGTACATTAATAATTTGTCCAAATCAATTATGTGATCAATGGGTTAATGAATATTATTCAAAATTTAATAGTAATCATCGTATATTATTAATTGTAACGTATGACCAATATAAAAACTTGACATTGGGAGATTTCTTATTTTCAGATCTTGTTATAATATCATATAGCTTTTTAACAAATAACAACTATACAAATGATATATGCAAGTTGGATATTAATAAATTTAAAACAGATGAAAATATAACAAATGAGGGATTATTACATTCTAAATGTTTTAATGCATTCCATTTTTTCAAGTGGGATCGTATTATATTGGATGAAGCTCATGAAATTGAAAATAATGTAAAATGCAACTTTTTACAAAATATTATTTTTAATTCATTAAAAAGCAATTATAAATGGAATGTGACTGGAACTCCTTTTCCAAACAAGTTGAAAAGTTTTTTCAACTTGATGTCATATAATACAAATTATATAAAGAATTATAGTGTTGACTATCTTATCCATAATACCTCAGAATTAATTAAAAAAGGTCTTGATGTAAATACCTTTACCGACGCTGTCGATAGACGGCAAGGTATTATAGATAAATGCAGTATACTATTTCGTAGAAATACGAAATCTTCTATAGAAAATGAATATTCATCTAATATATTATTGAATAGTGTTAAATTATTGACTTTTACAAATCAAGAAAGATCTATTTATGATAGTTATTTAATGGGGTATGGATCAAAATATTCTGATTTTTTAATAAAATTATGTTGTCATCCTGATTTAGATCAAAATACAAAAGAATTAATCAAAAATTGTAAAACTTTTGACGAAATCCATAAATGCATGTTGGATTATAATAAAAGTGAATTATCAAAAGAAAAGAAAAAGATTGAACAACTTCAAAAAGATATTGTAAATAAAGAAGCTCAAATCGAAAATCTTACAATTCAATCAAATAATGATTTTACCGATGATAGAATTGAAACGTATCGTACAGAGTTACAAACATTAAAAAGAAAATTAACTATTTCTAAAAAAACACATGATAATATACAAAGAACATATAATTATTTAGTAAAATCAATCCAAACTTTAAAGGAAGAAGAAGTTATTAATTGTCCTATTTGTTTAGACGATATAATAGAGGATCAAAAATGTATTACTAAATGTGGACACAAGTTTTGTTGGGATTGTATTTATAATACATTTAAACAAAATTCTAATAATGGAGGAATAAAGTGCCCATCGTGTAATTATATAATTTCAATAAATGATTTGTATTTGTTAAAAGAGGATGTAAAAGAAATTGACAACCAATGCTCTATTGAATTAGATAATATTATAGAAAATATTAAATCAACGAAAATTGGAAATATCATTTATTTTCTAAAAACTACTTTAAAAAAGGATGATAAAGTAATTCTTTTTTCACAATGGGATGAAATATTACATAAAGTTGGTTCAAAATTAGAACAATTTAAAATAAATTTTGTATATTGTGATGGTAGTGTATATAAAAAGAAACGAGCTATATCATCTTTTAGTAAAAACAGTGATGTAAATATTATTTTACTTTCTTCAAGAAATGCAGCGAGTGGTATCAATTTAACAATTGCAAATAAAATTATCTTGTTAGAACCAATTTATGGATCACAAGAATATCGTAAAGATATTGAATCTCAAGCTGTAGGAAGAGCTGATAGATTGGGTCAAAAACGTCCTATACAAATTTGTAGATTTATTATAAAAGAAACTATAGAAGAAGATATTTATAATAATTTTATAGATGATGACAAGATGAAGATTTTAAAAGGAACGTAAAATAAAGTTTTTTTTTATATGTTTTTATGATAATTAATAAAAACATATAAAAAATGACCACATCATCGATAATGTATCTTACAGAACCAGTAGATTCTACATCGATAATGTATCTAATGAATACAATAATGATTTTAAACATTGTGACATTATACAAGGAGCATAATAAGATATCTAATAATAAATCAAGTATAAAAGATTTAAAAATAGATAAATATTATAAATGTAAATTAGAAAATGTATATTGTAGTATTTGTTGTGAAAATGTAAAATCTAATGAATTTTTAAGAAAATTGCCATGTAAACACAAATTTCATAAAAAATGTGTAGATAAATGGTTAAATAATCTATTGAAAAAATCTAAAAACACAAGTTGTCCTTTATGTAGAATAACCTTGCCGTCTAATAAAAGTTGTTTAATATAAAAAATTTTATTATTAAAGTTATATTATAATAATGTCATTGTATAATAATTTAAAAGATACCTTTAATAATTTTATGAATAATCTTGACAAATGTTTGTTACAAGCACTTGAAGATACAGAATCAGTTAATGAAGAAAATGTAATTGTGGAAGAAAACAATATTGATAAAGAAAATAATGTTAATAAAGAAAATAATGTTAATAAAGAAAATAACATTGATGAAAAAAATAATATTGATGAAGAAAATAACATTAATGAAGAAAATGTTGAATCTAAAATAGAGACTGACCATTTATTTCTTCATTTAAATGAAAAAAATTGTTCTTATTTTGAACATTTTAAACATGCATCTTATTATAGTTCCATGTCATTCAAGGCATCTTTTTATTTTTTAGTTCATGCTTTTTATCCTGATTTTTATCCAGATACAGGATCTACTACAATTAATATTTTAAATAACGAAATTTTAAATAACGAAATTAAAAAAAGAAATTAAAAAAAGAATGTAATTATTTTTTAGGTCTAAATATTTCATATCTAAATTCATTCATTTGTTTATCTTTGATAATATTTGAAGTTATTTTTTCAAATGATATACCATCTAATCTTTTTATAATAAAATGTATAGAATAGACGCCACATTCATTATCTTTAAATTGATGCTGTATATTATTATATTTAATATTATAATCATGTCCTTTAAGAGATAAAAATTTATAGACTTTATTAATAAATTTTTGAATATTACGATTGGGTTTTTTACCGACAGAATCATAATATTCTAATGTTTTAGAATCATTATCTATTAAAAAAGAGGTCCAATGACTTCCAGGTTGATTATGTGAATCTAAATTAAATATAATTCCAACTTTTGTATATTCTAAAATACTATTATAATTAACCTTTTTTATTTTGTAAAAATCAGATGGGAGCGCTCCTACAAATTTAAAATCTTTATACATTTTTTGATACTGTAAAAGAATTGCATCAATATCATTTGTATTTAACCAAGAATTAAATTTAAGAGTCATTTTTGGTTTAAATGTAAAATACATTATTTTATTTTTAAGATTTTTATCTGATATATTTTTTACAAAATGTAAATCTAACCAGCAATATTCAGTTTTACATAATGGTTTTAATCTATTATAAATAGATTCCCATAATTCTTTTTTGGTTTTATTCGATATATTTATAGGTTCTTTTATTATACATTTTTTATTCTTGCATATACCTTTACCGACGCTGTTCTTTTTATTATAATAATCATTGAACGAACTCGCTATATCAATTAATTCATCTTTTTTAAAACATGTATAATATTCTTTTATATTTTCAACATTTGGTGCACAAAAACTCATAATGCAGATACTATTATTAATCAATAAAATATTTTTAAAAAAAAGTAATTTAAAAATAACAAATAATATAAATTTATAAAATGTTACAAACTCAATCTGAATGTTCATGCGATTATTATAATGTTTATAGTTTACAATTTTTCAAGTCATTAGGTCAATTAACAGCTGGCTTATTAAGTACAGCTGTAGTTGTTCCTATGTATACATATTATTCAAGA